AAAACCGACAACTGTTTTGTAATGCTCCTTGGCGACCTGATTGACAATGCACAACCCGACAGCCCCGGCAAGAACTCCGCTTGGTACGGGCGTCCACACGAACAGATGGAGTATATGGCAGACACCCTGCTGCCGATTAAGGACAGAATTATCGGAGCGGTGGACGGAAACCACGAAGCAAGAACGGCAAAACACGGATTTGACATCACAGCCGTTATGCTTGGTAAAATCGGAGTACCCCTGACGAGATACAGCCCGGACGGGCTTTATACGTTCCTGAACTTCGGGCAGGAAACCCGGCCCGACGGGAAAGGTGGAAAGCGCAAGATTCCGTATCAGATTTATATGAACCACGGAACAGGAGGCGGAAAGACGGCCGGCGGAAAGGTGAATCCGCTTTATGGGATGAAAGATATTGTCGCGGCAGATTTATACATCAGGGGACATACGCACCTCTCGGCCGGACTTCCCGGAATCGTCTTGCAGCCCGATTTACGAAACCACACCATCATTGAGAAACCCGTATTCTTCATATCCGTCGCTTCCTCCTGCAAGTATGGCGGATACGGTGAAACAGGCTCCTACACGCCATTGAGCAACGCAACACCCTATGTGTACCTTTGCGGAACCCACAAGGCAATGGACATCGACTACGGCGTTCGCCGGACATTTTAAGAAAGGGCAATTAAAATGGGAAAAGATTTTGAGGAACACAAAGCAGTCTTTGAATCGAAGAACAGGACATTCGGTGAAGGCACAGCCAACCGGAACTCCGAAGAAGGAAAACTCGATTACGAGGGATTCTTCAACCCGCTTGTCTTGGAAGCCTATGCAAAGTATATGCACAAGAACCGGTATCTTGCGGACGGAACCCTGCGCGACAGCGATAATTGGCAGAAACTCTTTGGTGAGAACCACGTCGCAGTATGCACGAAATCCCTGCTGCGTCACACGATGGAGGTATGGAAGTACAACCGTGGATGCACCACAGACATCGAGGAGGCCCTCGGCGGAGTTCTGTTCAACGCGATGGCTATTTGGTACGCTCTTATCAAGGAAGAACGCGACTTTGATGCACTTATTGATATGCTAAAAGTGCATCAAAGTTAAGTAAATCTCCAACCGTATCTTATTTTATCCTAACTTTTGCTAAATATTTCGGTTGTATCTGCATAAAATGTCCCGAAAATTATGCAACAAATGGGTAAATGTGTACTTTGTGGGGTAAATCGTACACTTTCAAGTGCCAAAAAGTACAATTTCAAGGCATTAAAACGCACATAAAAATCAATTTATCGGCACCAATTTACACAAAATGCCGATATGCGCAAATGGAAAGTGCAATAAATGCACATAACTCCGAAAATCCGATGCACTTTTGAGCGGATGAACACACTTATTCAATGCACTTTGCAAAGCATACTTTACAAAATACTCAATATAGTGCAAAAACTTACCCATTTCAGCAAGTTTTTGAAGTCCGTTCCATAAAGTGTGCCGAATCAGCAAGTTATTGCAATCCATTCCATAAAGTCGAACTGTTGCAGAAAACGCATATGTTACAAATGTCGAGTTTATCTGCAAAAAACTTGACAAAACAGGGAACAAAACCGCTCCAAAACACCCATTTTTTACCGTATGAAAAGGAGAAAAGACAATGAATTGGAAATCAAAACTCACAAGCAGGAAGTTTTGGGCTATGGTATCCGGCGTCGTGCTTTGCATTTGCGTTATCTTCGGCGTGAATGATATTACAACCGAACAGATTATCGCGCTTGTCACGGCGGTCGGGACGCTCGTTGCGTACATTTTCAGCGAGGCTTCGGTCGATAAGAAACAGATTGATTGCGATTGCAAGAAAGGGCAAGACAAATGAAACTTCCCATTATGCACCCTGTTGTAAAAGTTCCCTGCAAAATCACACAGCCCTATTCAAGGGAACATCCTGCCGTTGACTATTCATACAGCGGGGCCTATCGCGGAAAACTTCGCGCCCCGTTCCCCGGCGTTGTTGTTGTAGCGAGGGCTACCGATACCACAGCCGGAACCGTTTTGATTGTAAAGGGTACGGGCCTTTATGTAGGCCTTTATTGGTTCGATTACCATATTGATACCCTGTATGTCGAGGTAGGTCAGACGGTAAAAGCGGGGCAAACGGTGGCTCTTATCGGATTCACCGGACACTGTATTCCTCCGAACAAAAATGGAGCGCACCTGCATTTCGGGATTTGTTCTAAACTTCTTGATACAAAGTTCCCGAATAAGGCTACCTGTTACAATCCGGAAGGCGAAAAGTTCAAGATTTATACCGACCTTGACGCTTACACCAAAGCAGTTGCAGCCATACAGCCAAACGAAAAGACAAGCGTCAAAATCATCGTGGATTGGTTGTATATTCGCAAAGGCCCCGGAACCGTTTACAAGCACATTGACAAGGCGCTGAAAGGCGAGGAATACTTCGTCTTTGAGAAAAACGGAACGTGGGGAAGAATCGGAACGAACCGGTGGATAAGCATTAAGAGCAAATATGTAAAGTGGGTGTGACCTCTGAACATCGTCATTGATAAACCCCAACCGAAGCAGCGCGAGTTTATGCTCCACAAAGAGATGTTTGTTGGATATGGTGGGGCAAAAGGCGGGGGCAAGTCACACGCATTAAGAACCGTTATAGTAATGCTTTGCGCGAAATACGAGAATCTGTCAGCAGTTCTTATCCGGCGCACCTATGACGAGGTAAAGTCAAATCAAATCCAATACATCGAACAGATGTTGAAGGATGCGATGACCGGGGATAACGGAATCAAGCACAATGCACAAGACCATATCTTCTACTTCCCGAACGGTTCCCGGTTGAAATATACCTATTGCAGTTCCACCAAAGACCTTCAACAATTCCAAGGAATGTCCTATGACATCATCGGCCTTGACGAAGCAACGCAGTTTGAGTACGAAGTCTTTACGGCCCTTGCGGCCTGTTTAAGAGGTTCCCCTGAACTCCCGAAGCGTACGTATATCACTTGCAACCCCGGTGGAATAGGCCACGAATGGGTTAAGAGATTGTTCATCGACCGGGATTTCCGGGAAGGCGAGAACCCTGATGACTTCGCGTTCGTTCAAGCGCTTGCAAGCGACAACGTATTCAACGGCGAACACTATATGCAGACGCTCAACCTCTACGATGAACCGCTGCGCTCCGCATACCGTGACGGCAAATGGGACATCTTCATAGGCCAAGCGTTCCCGCAATGGGACGAGGAAGCAATCAGCGTAGACCCTTTCCAAATACCGGACCATTGGACGATTTCAATGTCTATCGACTATGGATTTGACTGTTTCGCTCCAATATGGTATGCTACTGATGAACAGGGCGTAGACTACATCCTGCGCGGGGCCGAGTACAAGGATTGCGTTGTCCGAGAAGCGGCAGAGCATATCTTCCGTATCGAACACGACCTTGGAATCACCGAACGAAGAATCAGAAGGTACGCCCCTCCCGACCTGTTCAGGCGCTCAACGCAGACCGGAAAGACATCGGTGGATATGTTTGCGGAAAACGGATATACTTTTATGCCGTCAGACAATAACCGGGAAGCGGGATGGTTGGCAATCAGGCAAAGGCTCTCCGATGGTCAGTTGAAAATCATCAGAGGCGCAGCGCCGGAACTGAACAAGGCGATGAAAATTATACAGTATGTTTCAGGCAATCCGAATGACTGCGAAAAAACCCCGCACGACATCACCCACAGTCCCGATTCGTTGAGATACTATTGCGTAATGAGAAACAAGAGAGCGGTCGTTCCGCTTTCAGCAACAAAAAGGGATAAGAGATACGTTAAGACATACGATGACAAGCGTCCCCGCAGTTCGAGATTCAGGCCGGGGAACTATCTGAAAGGTTGGTAATATGGATTTTCTTCTTGCATTTATCGCGGCCCTCTTGGTAATGGTTCTCACAATCGGGTCCTTTATTGGCGGATACTTCTATGGGAAGCGGAATAAGAAATCCGTCAAGACAGAGCAGCCCACCGAGGAAGATAGGTTAAGACAAAAGCACTTTCAGAATCTGTTCAAGTTTTAAGGAGGAGAGATGGCACTCAAAACCATACCGCTCTACGACAATTACGACCACGCCTTACCGGCTAATATCTTTGCCGAACACGAAAAGGCGAAGGCGTATAAGGACAGCCTTGGCGAGAACGGATTGTTTGAACAAGCACGTATCAATGAACTCTATATGCTCGGACAGCATTGGGAGGGCATTGATATTGGCGATGTGGCCCCGAAGCCTGTCACAAACGTCATTAAACAGATTATCGATTACAAGATTTCCAATATCGTCAGCAATCCCATTGACGCGATGTTCTCCTTTGAGGGCGTTCCGTATAACGTGGCAGAGGAAATGCGCGGCAATCCGGAAATGATTGCACAAGCTATCGAAAGCGACAGCGAACAAAAGACAAACGCTATCGCTGATGCTATGACTGCTCACTTCAAAACCATTATGGAGCGGTCGCAGATGGAAAAGATGATGCAGACGGGCGTGCGGAAGGCTGCTATCAGCGGCTCCATGATTCTCTACTTGCCCTATAACCCAAAGGCCCGGACTGGACTGACTTCTCCCGACGGGAAGAAAAAGATTGTAGGCGCGATTGAACCGGAACTCCTGAATGTCGCAAACGTGGACTTCGGAAACCCGGCCCAACTTGACGTTCAGAAGCAGCCCTACATCATCGTCGCGCAGATGCTTGAAGTCAGGGATATTGTGAGAATCGGTGCGCTGAATAAAATCCCCGAAGAAGAACTTGAAAAGATTGGCAGCGACGAGAACGAAAACACGGGGAATTGGAACACAGCCGAAAAAGACGGACAGGCGAAACAAGCCCTCCTGCTTACAAAGTTTTGGCGTGTCTATGACGAGAACGGAGATTCCTCCATCTACTGCACCCAAGCGTGTCGCGGCGTCACGGTCAAAAAGAAGTTCGATACCAAGCAGCAACTCTATCCCATCGCCATCTTTCAATGGGATGAACGCGAGGATTGCATCTACGGTCACAGCGAAATCACTTCCCTGATTGCCAACCAAAACGCAATCAATAGGCTTTCGTCCGTTGAGATAATGTCGATGCTGCTGACCGGCGTTCCGAAAATGGCGTACAATGACGAGGTTATCACTTGCGCCATCACGAATGAACCCGGACAGATGATTCCGATTTCCGGTATGATTGGCGATGTCAGGCAGCATATCACCTACCTGAATCCCGCACAGACAAGCCCGAATTGGGACAATGTTCAACAGGCCCTTATCGAGAACACCAAGATAATCTCAGGCGCGAACCAAGCGGGATTGGGCGAACTTCGCCCGGAGAATACATCGGCCATCATTGCATTGAGAGAAGCAGCCACCCTTCCGCTGCAACCGATGCTCACAAGGTTCTATGCGTTCTATGAGGATATTGCAAGGATTTGCGGCGACATTATCCTGAACAAGTACGGCGTACATTCACTCAAAATGACGAAGAACGGGAACACTTACTATGTTCCGTTCAACTCAAACGATTACAAGCACCTGATGCTTTCCGTGAGAATTGACGTAGGTGCATCTACCCTTTGGAGTGTGTCCACCGTCATGTCGACGCTCTCGAATCTCCTGATGCAAGGGCAAATCACCATTCTTGATTACCTTGAAAGAATCCCTGCCGGATACATTCTCAAAAAGAATGAACTTATCAAGGCCGTCCGTGAGCGTGAGGCGCAGAAAGCAGAGATGGAAAAGGCTGCGTTGGACGCACAGAATCCCACGAATGTCCCACCGGAAGCGTCAGAGGTT